ACGGACATGATCGTTTCGGCACCAGAGAGGGTTACTATTTCAATTCTGAACATTGTTTGAGATGTCATACTAGAATCCCTGATTCCCCAGGAATAAATGTGTACTCATTTGCCTTTAAACCCGAAGATCATCAACCAAGTGGAACTTGCAACTTTTCGCGCATTGATAACGCCCGATTAGTCCTGACACTGTCACCATTTTTGGATGATGATTACAACGGCGTTGTCAAGATTTTTGCAACCAACTACAATGTCCTGCGTATTATGAGTGGTATGGGTGGTTTGGCATATTCCAACTAATAAAACTTAAAACTTCAATGTATTTAAATTGATTCGTACATTAACATAATTAATGTCTGAATCTGTCAAAATTTATAAAGTAGGAGGATGCGTCCGTGATTATATTCTTGGTCAAACTCCTAACGATATTGACTATTCCGTAATAAATTGCCGTAATTTCCAACATATGAAGGAAGTTATTACGAGTAAAGGTTGCAAGATTTACTTAGAAAAGAAAGATCATGGTGTAATTCGTGCCAATTACAAGGGCGAGCCTGTCGATTTTAGTCTCGCTAAAACATTTGGTTCCGGGGCATCAGGCATCGATGATGATTTGAGTTGGCGCGATTTTACTGTTAATGCAATGGCTATGGATGAATCTGGTAATATCATTGATCCGCATGGCGGTGAAAAGGATACGCGAGACAAAATACTCCGTTGTGTGCAGTCGTCCGAAGTTTGTTTTTCTTCGGATCCGTGTCGTATGTTGAGAGCTTTACGATTTCATATTGTCAAAGGCTTTACGTTATCTCTCGAACTAGAAACAGCCCTCAAGATTGAAAAATACCATACATTATTACGCAAAGTGTCTCATGAGAGAAAACGTGAAGAGCTCAACAAAATGTTCAAGCATGATACAGTTGCTACACTCAAAGCAATTAGTAGTTTACCCGATACTTTTGCGCATGCCGTTTTCTCTGATGAACTCTGGCTCAAAGCAACATCAGAAAAAAGAAAATAAACTAGCAATTAATACGACCAACTTGACAAACACACACTATTTCCGTCTTTGAGATTGCAAGGATCGGCAGCAATCCTTGCAAAATCAACAATCCACCATATACCTAACCCTCCGACTGTAAATAGTTTGACAACGCCAATACCGTTGTACCTACTGTTTCCCCTAGCAATATGAAACCAGTCAGCACCGAACTCGCCCAGAAAAAGAGACAAACAAAAAGTAGCGATGCGTGATGACTCTTTGTAATTGCATATCCCATACCCATGTGTAGTATAACCACCATTGCATTCACATACACGTGTACCGTTTGGCGGGGGATATTCTCTGTTAAATTCTTGAATACATTTACCATGACCACAGTCTTGGTTATATATACATATTTCAGGAACTTCAGGAGTCAACGACAGTAATTTTCTACTATTTACTGCACCCGTTCCAGTTGGAGTTGGAATTGGAACCGAGGTAAATGAATACATTACATTAACTAGTAAACCAGTTGCCAGGTAACCTAAATAAATCTTGATGATTGAAGCTTTTTTCATTAAGTTTGGAATTGAATCAAATTCTAATTTAAAATTAAATTAATGACGATATGCTAGGCCGCTCATTCCCTGCATGATACGCAGAACGTTGTAATTGACTGCATAAATCCTACACTGACTCGTTCCGCTCAACAACCTTGTGGGTGTTCCCATACCTGGGTAGGTTGTTTCCATATTTTCTGTACCCGTAGTTAATACAGCGGTACTTAATACCAAGAAGGCATTGTCTATACGGGAAAAGTTGCAAGTTCCACTGGGTTGATGTTTTTCTGGAAACAACGCAAACGAATACACGTTTATTCCCGGGCTTTTAGGTATACATGTGTGCCTATCACGCGTTTGAACCCAATTAAAATAAGTACCAGGACGCGTAGCAATTCTGTCATTACCATTAAGTCTAAGTTTAGCTCTCACCACAGGATTTTTAGATCCTGGTGGACGCACACAACTTTGTACGCTAATATCCCTAAGTTTAATTTGGTTGTTTATAGCTCCTAACCCACTATCGCCACTCAATACAGACAAACCCGTTTCCGTGTGAATTTCCGCATCTACGGGTGGGTTCGATTTAATTGCTGTATAATTAGAATTTTGTCTATCCGTACCTGTTAAATATTCGATGGGTTGTACAACCCATATTAACTCTTTAACGGGATGAACAAAGTTCAAGGCTATGCTATGCGTATTGGGAGCCTCTCGTGAACTCGAAGGCTCTATAATTTCCGTATTGCGCTGAACTTGTTCTATAAGATATTCATGGGTTGTTTGGGCAAATCTTCGTCTTTCATCATCGTCTAAATATATGTACTCTACCCATAGCTGAGCTTGCAGTTCAATATTACGCATTTCAATACCGGCACTTCGGATAAGTTCCTCGACATGTGCGAATTCTACATTTAATTTAACTTCATGATAAGATAAAGCTATCAAGGGCAAAGCTAGACCATAGTTACGGCAGAACCAAAATTGCAACGGTATGAATATAGCTCGTTCCTGAACATGTTCCCCCTCAATATCTTTTTGTAAGCCTGTGGGACGACCTAACATGTCCACCGGATCTTGACCGATCATGGAATAATATCCTTCCTGTTGTTCAGCAGGAACTGTTAATTGCGCCCATATGTCCAACCAATCTCCAAAATGCTTGTCTATTGGCTGGCCGCCTATTTCAATTTCAATGGTTTTCAGCAAGTGATGACCTATATTATCAGTCCAGCGAAGAACAACTGACGCATCATCAGATTCTAGCTTCGGTAATATTGCCGATATAATAACATTAGACATTAAATCTCCATTTCGACTAATAATCGCGGATAAACTCTTACCAAAATTCGTGGTGCCGTTGAATGATTGTTCAATAACTTCCGTCGCGAAATTGGTATGGCGCCTATAAATTGTTTTGAAATATGTTATCATTGGGTTGCCCGTCAGATAAATGTCCTGAGCTCCATATGCAACCAGTTGCATTAAGCCACCCGTCATTATATTATACCACATTATGATTTTGAATCTTTCTGAACACAAAATGATCAATCGAAAGTAATAATGATATATTACGCCGTGCATAAAGGTCATAGGAAAGGCATATTCATGACATGGAGCGACGCCGAAAAAGCAGTGAAAGGTTATTCGGGCGCCATCTATAAAAAATTCAAAAGTATTGATGATGCTGAGCATTTTGTTAAAACTGGCGAGGAACTAGCAAAAGAGGTTTCAATCATGTGCATACCGCCCAATTCTAAATCTAGTTCTAATTCTAAAGCTAGTTCTAGTTCGTCGTACGATATCCAGGTGAAGGAGTTACGAAAAGAATATTACGCGCACCCTCATTACCGAAAGTCTGGAATAGTACACAATATATACGCGGATGGTAGTACATTTGGTAATGGTCAACCGAATGCTGTAGGAGGTTATGGTGTTTTTATACCTTGTACCGATTTAGTCGATGAATATCTATTATCAGCCCCTATCAAAGGTAAAGCAACAAATAATATAGGAGAACTCCACGGAGTAATCAAGTCATTGGAACATGTTCTGCTTACTGATATGAATTTACCCGAGGAAGCCGATGTTTCTTGGGTGATCAACTATGACTCTGAATATGCGGTCAATGCAATTACAGGTAGAAATTCCAGCAAGGCTAATTTGGACATAGTCAACACGGGTAAAAAACTATTGAAAATGTGCAGGCAGGAACATATAGATATTACATTTAATCATATTTACGCACACACTGACGCCAAAGACATTAATTCCATCGGAAATGAAGTGGCCGATAAACTAGCCAAGGCACGAGGAAAATTAAAGATTTAAAATGATTTAAATTTAAATGTAATAATGGAACGAACAACAGACGTAGTATCTTATGTAGGTAAAAAACTTGTGTACAGTGCAATACACCCCAGTTCAATGGCTATTTTGAGCTTATCGTATATGATAGGAGGTGTTCCGTATGTATGTGGATGGGCCGTTTATTCATTGATTTATTACTAACTTATAAAATTAATTCAACTTCTACTTCTACATTACCCGCGTTGTCAATCATCAAGAACGCAGGGTTCACAACGTCATAATCTACACACAGTAAATCATCGTCATCAACATGGAACTCATATGGTTCAGCACCTGTTGCGCTTCCACATAAATATTGTGTGAACATCCATTCATTATCCACTGCTATAGGCAGGTTTTGCAATTCTATACCTGACCACACATGCTGTTGCATGTTGTGTTCATGACCACATAGATATAAATCAACTTTGTATTTGGCAAAAAGGGGCATAAGCAATCCGTATATATTCACCATATGTCGTTTGTAAAATCCGTTGCTGTTCAGCGGATAGTGACCTACTACTACTTTTTTCCTGTAATTTGGAATTGTGCTGAGCGCGTATTCCAAATCTTGCAAATGTTTCTGTTTCGTTTTTTCAACAGATGCACATTTCTCGCTTAGTTCAGTATCCATATCTACAACTTGTCCATAATATTCATGGTTATAACAAATCTCGAATATATCATTATGCACCAATGGATCCAACACGGGAGTATTGATCAATACAATAGACATATTACCATGTTCTATTGTTTTGACGTCAGAGGTGACATTAAGTACCTCTGAACCAGTTTGCAGGTTGATATTACCTTTGTAATCATGGTTCCCTAGAACTCCACAGATCTGACAGGGTAAAACGGAAAACACATCCTCTAATGCTTTTATGTCTTCGTATCTCCGTGTTCCATGCGGATAAAAGTTATCACCACCAAAAATCAGCAAATCATCAACGGTCACTAATTCTAGCAATTTTGATATTAACCGCTTCAAACACTTTTTGGGTTTAACATGGTTATGACCGTTCTTAAAATCTCCAAAATCTGAAATGAAATATAACATTAGAAATATCGGTTGGTTCATTTTCCAATATGAACATGGCGCAGGATGGCCCGCTCATATCGAAAATTGATCCTGGTGTATGTGTGAACATGTCTATCACCCTGACTCAACTCTTATATACCTTTTTGAAATCTATCTACGATGACAGTCCAGAACTGTTGAGACTCTGTCAAGATGTTATTCAAATGCCTGACCTAGGCGGCATTGCGATTTCGTGGACCACGGCGGAAATCAGGGACATTTGCAAACTGTACGGCTATAACAACGCTGTTGATAACATTAATATGTATCTCATGTTTGCCATAGTAAAATCCATATCCGTCAAGGAAACAGACAGTTCTAATTCCAGTTGCAACTGGAAAGGAGGACCTTTCTATGTCAATCCGGGCAAGGGCTTAATGCACAGAGGAATGAGTTCTCTGTGCATTAGTGCTGATATTAAAGGCGACGACGTTTTTGTTGATGATAACAAGAAGCTTCTGATGATCACCATTCAAGGCGAAAGCACGGGAAAGGTCTATAGTTATCAATATTATCGTAACGCCGACGTGTCATTAGGAGACTACTAAGCGTGACTAATAAACGACTCTAAAGCAGAGGCAGTTCTTTCATCGCCAAATGTTTTCTTGCCCGAGCCCTTGTATAATATAATAGTAGGGAAGCCCTGTACACCCTCTTTCTTAGCTTTTTCGGGTTCTTCATCACAGTTAACCTTTTTAACCTCTACTTTGGGGTCAGCTTTGTGTGCAGCTTCGACCTTTGCCCATTCAGGCATCAATCGTTTGCAGTGTCCACACCATGGTGCGTAATACAGAACTACTGTTTTCTTTTCACCGTCCGAAAAACCTTCCTGGAGACGTCCTAAAACATGGTAAGCTACTATAGCAGCTAAAGCCAAAAGTACCCACGTGGTAGGATTGTTAAGCTTAAAGTCAATTGCTAATCCGAATAACTTCATATATTTAAAACTATATAAAAAAATGAGTATGTAATAGTTATAATGTCAAAAGCTAACTCAGACTCTAAATCAACTGGTATCAATATTGGTATTGATCTAGGAACAACAAATAGTTGTGTAGCTTATCAAAATCATAGTGGCGAAGTTGAAATTCTGGCTAATGACCAGGGGTACCGCACAACCCCCTCATATGTAACATATACTAACAACGAACGTTTAGTGGGTGTTTCGTCGAAAAACGTAGCAATTACACAGATGGAAAATACAGTGTATGACGCTAAGCGCTTGATTGGTCGAAAATTTAGTGACAAGCAAACACAGGAAGACATTAAAAACATGTCATACACAATAATTAACAAGAATGATCAACCTTACATTAAAGTAAAATACCTTAAAAAGACACATGAATTCCTTCCAGAAGAAATATCATCTGTTATTTTGGCGTACCTGAAGGATATGGCTGAAAAAGCTACAGGAGAAACAGTTGTTGGAGCAGTTATAACCGTACCAGCTTATTTCAACGATTCTCAAAGACAGGCAACTACGGATGCGGGTAAATTGGCAGGACTGAATGTTTTACGTATTATTAACGAACCTACTGCAGCAGCCATGGCGTATGGTCTAAACAAAAAAGATCAACCATCAAACATTTTAGTTTTTGATCTTGGTGGCGGTACATTTGATGTGTCGCTTCTTAAAGTAAATCCCAAACATGGACTATTCAAAGTTTTGGCCACAGCAGGAGATACACATTTGGGCGGTGAAGATTTCGATAACCTTTTGGTAAAACATTTAGCTGAACAATATGAAAAGAAAACAGGAGTTTCCGTTAAAGGTGATGTTAAAGCTATGCGAAAACTAAAAACAAGCGCCGAGGAGGCTAAAAGACAATTATCATCATCAAGGGATGCTAACATTGATCTGTCGTATATCGGTAGTGACAGTTGCTCAGTCCGTTTGTCCCGTGCCAAATTTAACAGTTTGTGTGCATCATTGTTTAAAAAATGCCTCGATCCTGTTAAGAAAGTATTAGCTGATGCGGGTAAAGATAAAGATGAAATAGATGAAATTGTTATGGTGGGTGGCAGTTCCCGTATACCAAAGGTCCAAGAAACTATAAGTGAATTTTTCGATGGTAAAAAACTCAATTTGACTATAAATCCAGATGAAGCGGTAGCTTATGGTGCAGCGGTACAGGCTAGTTCTTTATCCGGTCAAGAGGGGTGCAAGGATATTCTACTCCTTGACGTCACACCTTTATCATTGGGTCTAGAAACACGCGGTGGAGTCATGGATGTGGTTATTCCACGTCAGACAACCATCCCACGTAAAGAAACTAAAAGCTATAGTACCGCTAAGGATAATCAGACAACGGTATTAGTAAAAGTATATGAAGGGGAACGTAAAATGACCAAAGACAATAATGAGTTAGGTACTTTTGAACTTTCAGGTATCCCACCTATGGCCCGGCACGCAGCATCTATTACGGTTACATTTAATATCGACGCTAACGGCATATTGTCTGTTACAGCCACAGAAAAGAGTACAAAAGCTGCTCGGGAAATAGTAATTAGTAACAACAAGGGTCGTTTGTCTGGTGAAGAGCTTGCTCAAAAGATCAAGGAGGCTGAAACTTTTAAGCTGCAAGATGAGGAGGCCAAATCGCAGGTTAAGGAACGGAACGACACCGAAGAATATTTGGAGAATGTGTTAGAATCGGTAGAGACCGTTCGTGGTTTGTCCGAAGAGGATAAAAAGACACTAAGAGATATCCATACTGAAGGTTTTGAGTGGTTGGAAGGTGAGAACGGAGAAGATGCCTCGAGCGAAGAAATTAAAACCAAGAGACATTCCTTGGAAAAGAAGGTCATGTCCATTTACAAGAAAGCTAACGCAGCATCAGGTCAATATACACAGGACGAAGATGAGAAACCAGACGAAGAGGAGGAGGAACCGGAGGCGGACGAAAGTTTTAAGATGGAGGATGTAAATTAAAAGATTACTTGCAGATATGTATGAACTTGATGAAGAATTTATAGAAAGTGTCTGATGTTCCAAACTTTTTTAAATTGGGTATATATATGAGTACCGATCAAGGCAGTTATACATCTGAAGGTAATGCCTACAATAATGATCTGGCAATAGATTCATGTTTTAACGGGTCCTTTGATGATATGACCAATTATAACATGGTTCGTATTTGGGTCAATACGCCAGAAGAAGCTTTGTTAAGAATTCATTATGCAGACAACTCGGCAGGAGATAACGAACATATAGAACTTTTCGGGTTATACCCAGGAAACCATTCCAGTATCCATAATATCAAAAAAGCTAATTTCGCTCGCATATCATTGTCAAATACTGCAGGCATAACTCAACCTAATGTTCTGCTCAGAACCAAATTCGCGACCAGGATTCCTCACCCATTTCTTAATTATACAAACGATAATGTTAATGTTAACGCAACAGTTGCACTGGATGAATTTCGAGTATCAACATTCATTGATCATGAAACATCGGATATCTTAGTTTACGGCTCTGATGGTAGCAGCAATCATGTTATTTTAACAGATAGTGATGGTAAACTGGTAATAACCGGCGGAACTGACACTAATTTGTCTCAAGAGGTGCTCTTAATTGGTGGATTATACGATTCCAGCCACGCACGCATATTAAATACGGACAACTCAGGAACTCTCTTTACGAAATCTAACATCATTATAGATAGTAACCTGGTATCCGATTCAAATCGTCTTCCTGTATCTACCGATCTTACAGAGATAGAAGTTACCCAAGACACCGCGCTAAATTTGCAAACTCAATCTCATTTAATGGTAGATAATGCATTAGTTACAAATGTTAATGCTGTTCCTGTCTCACAGACCACAGCGCTAAATTTACAGACACAGTCTCATTTAATGGTAGATAATTCATTGGTTACAGATCTTAACCCAGTACCAATCAGCAGTAAGGAATTTAAAGTGAAGATTGATGATCTCAGTTATATCGCATCTTTAAGCACAGGCGGCGGGGACACTGCGTCTGTTACCAATGCTAATGAATATGGTATGATATCTATAACATTTTACGCAATAGATGCAGATTTCACAGCCACGTTGCGCAACGGAACCGTGGATGTTCTATCATTTCCATTGAATGATACTGCTTATACTTATTGTAAAGTTCCAACAGATTTGTTCAGTAGACAAGACTTTACAGTACATATAGACTACACTGGTACAGGTACTTTGATAAACTGTTTAGTGGAAACATATTTCTACAAAGAGATATCAGAAATAATCTTGCCTTTAAATAGCACAGGCATTCTTGCTGACAGTTTAATGATGACACAGGATACGCCATCCAATTTGCAAACTGAAGCGCACCTTATGGTAAACGACACGTCAGTTACTATATTTAATCCTGTCCCTGTGCAGTTAGATGCCAGTATTTTTACAATTGTTCAGGATACCGCTTCAGAACTCAAAGCGGAAGTAAACCTAATGTTGAGCGATGTTGCCGTATCAGACTCGAATCCTGTTCCTGTGCAGTTAGATGCCAGTATTTTTACAATTGTTCAGGATACCGCTTCAGAACTCAAAGCGGAAGTAAACCTAATGTTGAGCGATGTTTCCGTATCAGACCCAAATCCACTCCCCATTAAGAAACCATTCACAAAGGGCAGGATCTTCGACAATCTAGAAATAACGTCAGGTACTTTTGTTACATCCACGGTCCAGTCGATCTATGGGGAACATATTACACTTGTTGGGACAGCTACTGCTGGTATGATACTTACTGTCACAGCAGTGTTTGATACTGATGAGTATCCCATTCAAACAATAACAGTCCTAGCCGATGGTAATATTTATCACACTTTCACAGCGGCTCTTGAATACATGCATATTACAGCCACAGGAGAACTCGGTTATATTGTGGATTTATGGTATGGTAATCGGTAAGTAGTAATTTAATAATTTATAGGAGCTCATCCAAGATCTCTTCTACACTGTTTCGAGTAACTTCTATAACCTGATCAGCTTGCCCAAATATCGTATTTAATTTGGTATGATATTCTTGCAACTTTACATCGGGGTCCAGATTAGCCTTGCGTTTAACTGCACGTTTAGCGGCATCGCATGTCTTAGATGCCTGTCGTTCCCTTTTAAACCAAGAAGCGCGGGACACTTCGTAAGGTGTTGTTAGGTGTACCACATGAAACCTGGCCGAGCGACGCTTCCTCTTTTTTAGTGTAGATATAGCCTTTTTTACACTGGGGCGAATTGTACTGAATCCATCCATAACGATAGACTGATATCCCGAATCCACCAAACTAAGTAGAACACGGTCAATCATATTGTATTGATAACGACTGTATGATTCAGTACCGCACAAACGTTGCCGATGAGCAGGTACAGTGTCAGGATCCTTCCCTACCCAAGCCACAGATTTGTCCATTGAAACCAAGACAGGTACTCGTTGTTTTTTGAAATCATACTTTGTATTAGTAGAATCCAATGTAATTATTTTGCTACCTTTCCGTTTCAACTTGTTGGCAAAACGGACAGTTGCTGTCGTTTTTCCGGCTCCTGGGAAACCAGTCAGATTGTAAATAGTAGAACATCCTTTTGTTTTTCCCATTAATCTCAGGTATTTTTCAATTTTAATTTTTTTAAATTGATTCATTAATAATTATACCATGATGGAAAAATGTCAAGACTGTGATACAATAAATAAGTTGCATCGTGTGGAGGCTTGTGTTTATCAACACACTCATTGTGGAACAGATATGTGTTGTTACAAAGATATTTGCGTGAATGGTTGTACATATTCATGCACAGAGTGCTCGTCTGTTAACATGGTAGTTATGGGCCAGGATAACTATTGTGTAGGATTTAATTGCTACAAATGTAGACATATGAACCCGATTGAAGTGATATTTTTCGGTAATCTAAAGTTTATATGTGAAAGATATTGTGATATGGGGTGTTATGATAATGAAACTTTTATAGTAAATGGCACAAACGGAACGGAATAATATACATACATAATAAATGATATGGATCAAAAAATTTTGGCTTGATACTTTGTTGTACCAAAGAGATCTATTTCCTATAGAATACATCAAGGAGGACAAATTACTAAATGCGCTGGAAAAAAGCTGGGACAATGTGTTGCAAGCAATTATATTTGACCAACTAATATGTGGAGCATCAGAATTAGATTGGTATTGTGAACAAGTTAAAATCCTTTTTGCTGCGGTGCCATGGATGATCCACAATAATAAACTATATCGTATTGAGCGGGCTTTGAAGGGTATAGGATACGCTGCGGGTAGGCATTCCTCATTCCCATACAATATTATGGATGAAAAAATTACAAAATAAATTATGATTATAGATTATATGCCTACCCATGCAAACAAAAAATCTAAAACACAAAAGCGCACAATACAAAGACTAAAGAAACGGTGCGATGCACTGCAAGATAATTCAAACGATAAAGATTTAACGCATGATAAGCTCATTGAGCTTTTGGGGACCGCATGTAAATACTGTAACAACTTGGAAAATCATTTAAAAACCAAGGATTACGGTAGAAAAGACATCGAAGGTATCAAAGAAAGTGCCATAAGCATAGGAACATAAAAATTTTTAAACTACCTATGTTTCGTACAGAACTCGGAATTAGAGTCCAGCACATTAACATCACAGGAAGGATTTTCGCATACGCAATTTATAGCTATTCCTTTTTTAATCATACGGTAATGATCAACGCAATAAGGTAATACCCTTTTACCTTGTTGAACACGTTCTTCGTAACATCGCTTAATTTCGCAGTCAGGCAGCGGTGCAGAATAGTGATAACATTCTTCTACAGGGCTTGTAGGAACATCCTCATAATCTAGATTGAAAAAAGTTTTGAATTTTTGCCATAGGATAGACATTAACTTATTATAGTATTCATTTTTAAATTGATTCAGTCAAATAAATAACATGGAGGTTGCGTTCTTGGTTTGGCTAATATGTATGAGTTTAGGCATACTCTATTCTTGTTGTACGATTGAAAAATGGTCGGTCCCGTACGATAGAAGGGACCGACAATAATTTGCAGCAGGTAAGTGTGGGAGATGTCTAAATCAAATTTGAATTCGAATTGATAAAAATAATATGGTAAGTGTTTTCTGGGTTAATATTATAATAGGAGTAAGTTTCGGCGCTATCTTCTCCTGGATGGTGATATGTTCACGATGCCACTGCCATTGCGTGCGAGAAGAACCGCAGGTGCAGGTTAGAGATGTATAATTTATCTACAAGAGAAAAATAGTTGAAAACGGCGAGATATTGTCGGCTCGTCCAGTCTATCAATAACTTTGCTGGCAGCTCCTATACATGCTTTGACTACATAGTCGCTGTACGTGAATGTCTTTACGCGTCCTGCACGGAGAACTTCGATATGTTCAGAATTGTAGTCATCTACAATGTCAATGCCTGGATATTTATCCATACGATTAAGCCACGCAATTTCAGCATCATTGTCAGTACATGCCACGAAGTTCATAATATTTCTCTTAGGATTTCCGCGTTTTCGTATGATACTACAACATTGCTGTTTACCTGCCTCCTTTCCATCAGGTTCACCATCGAGAAAAACCATACAATGCATATATGTCTCTTGTGCTCCATGTCTTGTATATTTATTCATAACGGCTTTCAATACAGGTTCCAACGGCGTGCTACCAGCGGGTAGATTCATTTCCATTTCTTGGCGAATGTCATCATATGATGTTACTTTGTCCCGATAATATAATGCCCGCTGACCCATTGGGTTATTAATCCACCAGACATCTACACCGTCCGGTGAATCGATGGCCAAAATTGGAAGCGCTTGCTTTAACAATTCTTTAAGCTCAGTATATCTCTTGATTATTCCGCCAAACTGACTTGGAACAAGATGAGTTTGTTGTGGGTTAACCGCGTTATTCATAGAAGGAGAATTATCAATAATAACAACTTTCTTGCTGCCACATAGAATATGGCGAACTTCTTGTTTGATCGTAAGATCCAAACCCAAATTATGCGTTAACTCATCAAATCTTGCCTGCTTGTTATTGTAATATGAGGGAGGTGCTGATGCGTCCATTAAATTAAAACTTCAAGTCGATCAATTTGAATTAACAAAATGCAATCTAAATGAATTCCATCAGTAAATGTATTAGAAACAACAATTTACATTATAAATATGACACATGTCATAAAATTAAATTCCGCAGGACGAGCCGTTCTGGAAAAGTTTCCTGGAACAAT